CTCAATCAGTTAAGGATGCTTGAAGATGCGACAGTCATTTACACTCTCACTCGCGCTCCTGAAAGAAGAGTCTTCTATATTGACGTTGGCAACCTTCCTAAGTCGAAAGCTGAACAGTATCTAAGAGATATGATGGTTCGCCACAAAAACAAGCTTCAATATAATTCTGCCACTGGTGAAATTACAGATGCTCGTAAAATGATGACTATGACTGAAGACTTGTGGTTCCCACGTCGTGGTGGTGAGCGCTCGACTGAAGTTGACGTGTTGGCAGGTGGTAACGCCGCTGGTCTAACTAGCGATGAGAACATGACATACTTCCAAAGAAAGTTGTATAAGTCTCTCAAGGTTCCTCTATCAAGACTTGAGCCAGAAACAATGGCTTCGTTCGGTAGAGTTTCAGAAATTACACGCGATGAATTGAAGTTCGGCAAATTTGTTAGAAGACTAAGATCACGTTTTTCTTCGCTATTCACGCAAATTCTTGAGAAGCAATTGGTATTTAAAGGTATCATGACGCCAGAAGAATTTGCTGAAGTTAAAAATGATATCCGTTATGATTTTGTTCAAGACAACTATTTCACTGAATTGAAAGAAGCAGAAATCACACGCGAAAGACTTACAACTCTACGCGAAGTTGAAGAGCATGTTGGTACTTACTATTCTAGAGAATGGGTACTGCGTAATGTACTGCGTATGTCTGACGAAGAAATGAAAGAAATGAAAGAACAAATCGAACAGGAAGCTAAAGATGCACCACCTGAAGAGGGCGATGGCGAAGAAAATCCGCCAGTTTCGGCCCCTAGTGATGCTGAAGAGCAATAAAAATAAAATACGAACGTTAAAAATAGATAAATATAATAAAAGATCAATGGAGAACAGAGATGAAGTCCTTTAAAGAGATACTAAGCGAGGTTGCAAAACCCAACGATAGAGCTAGTGAAGAACAGGCCTTTATCGACCAACACAGCTATGAAGTCCGTCAACATCCTGTTGCACTAGATCACCAATTTACTGGTGACATTGGTGCTGCTGGCCTTCCAAGAGAAAAAGCTAGTCGCCCAGCAGATCAAACTGGCGATGCCAATTATGACAAGGCTTACGATGCTGGTCTTGATTTTCCTAACGATTACATTGAATCTGCACTTGCAAGACGCATGGGCGTTGATCTTGAAGAAGCTACTGCATCTGCATACAAAGATATGCCAAAAGCACCGGGTAAAATGGTTTCCAACAGAGTACAAGTAAAGGCATTCAAAGATGTAAATGCAATGGGCGCGTTCCTTGGCAAGCAGAATGACAACTCTTGGAAAGATACTGGTGTTGCTGGTTTGAAATCAGGTAAATACAAAATCGATATGGTATCTAAGGGCGGCAAGCCAGCCAAGAACTTCATCAAAATGAACGAAGAAGCTGAACTTGATGAAGTATCACAAGAAACTCTTAAAAGCTACCACGCAAAATCTGCGCTTGATTTAAGAAATAAAAGAGACAAGCTTGCAAAAGGTACTCTTACAACTAAAGATTATAAGCAAGGCCAAAATCGAGCAACTGGTCTTAATAGGGCTGCAAATAAAATGCATGAAGCTGAACAACTTGATGAACTTGGCAACAAATATGTCATGGACAAGAAAGATTTGGCGGCTGTACAGTCCAAGCTTAACACCATGAAGAACCCACCTAAAGTCATTAAAGACAAAGCTGGTTACTTTCACTTGAAGAATGGCAACTCTACTACGGGACCTTTCAACACAATGAAAGATGTTCTCAAGAACTTGGGAGAGTCCAACTAATGAAAACCTTCAAGAATTTATTCGTCAAAGAGTCTATTCAAGCTGACAAAATTGACAGCGCAATCGCCACACAAAAGAAAAGACTTGAGTTTGCTAAACTAATGGCCAAAAAATCTGAGCAAGACAAGAAAGAAAGAATGGCCACAAAAGACGCAAGAGCGTATAAAGGCAAAACAGAGTCTGTTGAACTTGATGAAGCAGCTAAAGATTATTCAGCTATGTTCGATGCACTTAAAAAGGGTGACATGGTTACTATCAAGTACGACTCGTCTATCAAAAAAGGCAGTGAAGGTACTTTCAAAGTAACATTCAAATCTGTTGTTGGCAAGTCAAAAGTTGGCAAGATCACTATGACACGCCAAGGCGACAACGCTGGAAAAATGAAATACTATCTCTACAACAGAAATGGTAATGTTACACTTGCACTTGGTGATATGGGCGCTTCTATGACTAGCTTAGTCAAAGAGTCTGTTGATCTTGCTGAGCGCGATTACAGAAAAGAATACGACAACTACCAAGGTAGACCAGAGCAAATCGCAAATCGTTCTTCAAGAAATAAAGCCCGTAGAATTATGGCTAAAGAGAATGATGTTGATGGTATGGATGTAGGTCACGCAGACAACGATCCACTTAACAACGATCCCAAGAACTTGCGTCTTGAGAACCCAAGTGATAATCGTAGAGAGCCACGTATGCGTAGCGAAGAACTTGTTGTTGAAGCTATGGGTTATGAGTTATACCACAAAGATTTCTCAAGTGCTATGAAGCATGCATATGAATATGCAAAGTCTGGTCTTGGTATTATTGTTGATCCTTCTGAGATTGACGATAAAGTTGCTATGGGTCCTAAGAAGCCTTCTAATGGCAAAACAAACTCTTATCGTTTGCTAGGCAAAGATGGTAAAAAAGCTATCCAAGTACAAGTCTACAACATGGGCAATTCTTATGAGTTGAACATGTACAGAGAATCTTTTGAACTTGATGAAGCTTCTAAAACTTTGGAAGCAATGATGAAAATAGTTGACCAAAAGCAAGCGGCAAAGATTGACGGTGTTATGGTTGACATGTTCACAGCTTCCGCTGTCACACAGATTTACAACAAAGTAAATGACACCAATAAAGCAAAACTAGATAAGATGAAAGCAACTCAACTTGCAAACGTTGCAATGAAACTAATGCAAAAAGAAGACGTTCAACTTGACGAAGCTTTAAATGATCTTGATGAAAGCAGAGCAGCGGCAACAAAAGCTGCATTGTCTAAGCAAGCTGAAGTTTCTAAAAAAGGTAAAGAAAAAGTTACTTTGAAGACAGCGCCTTGGTACAAAAAAGAATCTGTTGAACTTGATGAAGCACCTCGCAGAAAAGGCGCACCAAAGATAAAGCCTGACTTCCTTAAAGTTCAACGTGCAAAAGACGCTGAGCATAATGCAGCTATGGGACGCACAGCTACTGGACGTAAGAAACCAGTTCGCACGATGACTTCCACACAAAAATCTTTGGCTTCTATGCGCAGAGAAGGTGTTAAACTTGAAGATTTCACTATTGCAGATGTGATTGCTGAAGAGGTTTTTAATGAAGCTTTCAAAGCTGGTGGTCTTAAGTTGGATGACGGCAAGCAAGTTTTGGTTAAGAAAGAAGACGCTAAAATGTTGAACGACTTGATGACCCAACTAAGTGGGACGAATTCTAAAAAAATGACTGCTACTGCAATGAGAGACAAAAAAGGGTTTGCTGAAATTCTAGGATTTGCAAAGGAGACATCGCAATGATTTTGAAGTTAAAAGGCGCTGCTGTAAACGTTACCACTGCCAATACTGTTGCTTCTGCAACATTGGTTAGAATACATGCTACTAGCGCTGCTACAATAACAGTTGCTGGTAATGCAGCGGGTACATTTGACATGGCCATAAATACAGTTGAAATCGTAGAGAAAAGCCCAGCAGACACAATTGCTGCCAGCGCATCAGTTTCTTGTACGCCAGTTTCTTACAGATCATAATCGTATAAATAAGTTTTTAAGGGATTAACAAAAATGAGACTAATTACAGAAGTAGTAGAGGATTGCTCAGTAGCAACCGAAATTAACGAAGAAACAGGAACAAAATCCTATTTCGTCGAGGGTATCTTCATGCAAGGTGATATCAAAAACCGTAATGGTCGCATTTATCCTTCGCAAATACTCGAAAGTGAAATGACACGTTACAACAAAGACTTTATTAGTACAAAACGTGCATTAGGAGAACTTGGTCATCCAGAGGGTCCAACCATCAATGGTGATCGTGTTTCTCATTTAATTACAGAAATGAAACGTGACGGATCAAACTTCACTGGTAAAGCTAAAATTCTTGGCACACCTATGGGTCAGATCGTAAAAACTTTCATGGATGAGGGTGTTACAATTGGTGTTTCTACCCGTGGATTAGGTTCAGTCAAACCAACTAAAGAAGGCATCATGGAAGTTCAAAATGACTTTCACCTTGCGACAGTTGATATTGTAACCGATCCTTCAGGCCCGAATTGTTTTGTTAACGGCATCATGGAGAATGCTGAATATTACTTTGATATTGCTTCTGGACACTGGATCGCTCAAGAATCCATCCAACAAGTAATTGAGGAAATTCAAGAAACTGTTGAGCAAGAAGTTAGACGTGTTGTCCGTCGTGTTGACGAATCTACAGCAGCTAAGTTGTTCGAACGCTTTATAAGCTCTCTCAAAAATTGAAAAGTAACAAAATTATAAATAATAGCAATATAAGTATCCAAATAAAGGAGTAGAACATATGTCTAACGACCTAGAAGAAAAGTTCGTATCTGACGATGGGGTTTCATCTGTTGAAGCACCAGCGACAGCAGCGGGTGGAGCAGTTAAGAAAAATAAAGCAGACGTCAAAAAAACAGTTGACGCCAAAGCTGATAAAGTAAAAGCTGCCCCAATGCAAGCAGAAGAAGCCACAGATGATGAGGCCGAAATCGTTGCAGAAGAAGTAATTGAATTTGACGAGTCAATTGCGACTATGTTTGAAGGCATGGATTTGTCTGAAGAATTTACAAGCAAAGTAACTCTCGTTTTTGAGGCGGCTGTTAACGAAGCAGCAACCAAAAGATCAGACACTATGGTAGCTGAAAAAGTTGAAGCCCTTACCTTGCAGATGCAAGAATCGGCAGACGAAACAGTTGCGAATATTGTCGAAAATCTTGATTCGTATCTTGACTACGTAGTAGAAGAGTGGATGACAGAAAACAATTTGGCTATCGAAGCTGGTATTAAAGTGGAAATGGCTGAGTCGTTGATGGACGGTCTAGCAACACTATTCGAAGAGCACAACATCGAAATCAATGAAGATACCATTGACGTAGTTGCTGGCTTGGAAGAAGAAGTTGCAGAACTTAAAGCTGGCGCAAATAAAGCAATCACAGAAAACGTTACTCTTGCAAAAGAGATCGCTTCTTTGAAAGCAAGCGCAGCATTTGAAGAAATGACAGAAGGTCTTACGCTTACCCAAGTTGAGCGCCTGAAGGTTCTTTCTGAAAAACTAGCGTTCGATAATCTTGACGCTTATAAATCTGATCTTACAACACTCAAAGAGTCTTTCTTTGCTAAAAGCAAGCCTTTGGTCGAAGAAGTGAATGATGAAGAAGAAATTATGGTTGAAAGTACTGAGGTAAAAGCACCAGTATCTGAATACTCTAATATCAACGCACTTCTTGAAGGCTTCAACAGGATGCCGTCAAAATAAACTAAAGTTGAAAAACTTAAAAATTATAAATACATTCAGACAATAATACAAACAAGGAGATAGAATCATATGACTCAGTCAAACTATCAGCAGCTAGTCGCAAAATGGGGTCCAATCTTGGAGCACTCGTCTTTCGCAGCTATCACAGACAATCACAAGAAAGCCGTGACTGCGACTATTCTTGAAAACACCGAAAGAGCACTAATGGAATCTGGCGATACGTCAGCTAACATGTCTTCTTTCTTGACAGAAACCGCAGCTAACGATGCTGGTACAGGCGGCTTCGGCTCAGCCTCTGCCGCTGGTGGCCCAACAGCAGGTTACGACCCAGTACTTATTTCTCTAGTACGTCGTGCGATGCCAAACCTAATTGCTTATGACATTGCTGGTGTTCAGCCAATGACTGGCCCAACTGGTTTGATCTTTGCTATGCGTTCACGCGCAACTAGCCAAGCTGGTGCAGAAGCATTCTACAACGAAGCCGATACAGACTTCTCTGGTGCAGGCACACACGCCAACGCACTTGGTCAAGCTGGTGTAACAACTGGTATTGGCATGGGTACAACTGAAGCTGAAGCTCTTGGCGACGGTAACGGTACTAACTTCGCAGAAATGGCTTTCTCAATTGAAAAAGTTACTGTTGCTGCTAAGTCTCGCGCTTTGAAAGCTGAGTACACTACTGAGCTTGCACAAGACCTTAAAGCTGTTCACGGTCTAGACGCCGAAACAGAACTAGCCAACATTCTACAGTCTGAAATCCTAGTGGAAATCAACCGTGAATTGGTTCGTACAATCTATGCAACTGCTGAAGTCGGTGCAGCCTCTACTGCTGTAGCTGGTACTTTCGACCTTGATGTTGACGCAAATGGCCGTTGGTCAGTTGAGAAGTTCAAGGGCCTAATGTTCCAAATCGAGCAAGAAGCTAACGCGATTGCAAAAGGTACACGTCGTGGTAAAGGTAACATGGTTATCTGTTCTTCCGATGTTGCTTCTGCACTTCAAATGGCTGGTGTACTTGATTACACACCTGCTCTTAACAGCAACTCTTTGAACGTTGATGACACAGGCAACACATTTGCTGGTGTTCTTAATGGTCGCTACAAAGTGTATATCGATCCATATGCAGGTGCTAACTACCTTGTAGTTGGTTATAAAGGTTCGTCTTCTTTCGACGCTGGCCTTTTCTACTGCCCATACGTGCCGTTGCAAATGGTTCGTGCGGTTGGTGAGAACAGCTTCCAACCAAAAATTGGATTCAAGACAAGATATGGCATGGTTGCAAACCCATATGCCGCTGGTGCTACTCAAGGAAACGGTGCTCTTACAGCCGACTCCAACAAGTACTACCGTCGCGTTGCGATTGCAAACTTGTTCTAAGAATAAGATATCGGTTAACGATACGAGAAAGGGACCCTTCATTGGGTCCCTTTTTTTATACCTAAATAATATAATTGATGAGAAGGACTGCTTATGACTGTCGAAGAACTCAAAAGAATCAATGAAGTGTTCTATGCAGTAAAGGGGCATCTATTCCCTATTGGATATAGTCTCCATGAAATGCGTGTTGTGTATGACAGCTATTTCAAAAGATTATGGGGTAACCACGAGGCAATGCCCAATGCAAAAGAAGATTTTGAAAAGGCATGGGCTAATCGTACAACTTGGCTTCATGAAATAGAAGATTGAGGTTACGCCAGATAATCAGGTAACTTATGTACTTTCTCTAGAAAATCATTATAAGCAGACGTGACTCTAAGTTTGTTATAGAAGAAATACTTTTCAACTCGTTCCCAAAACGTTTTCTCTTGTAATGGGTAACCGAATGAGAACACTATGCATTCATAGTGAACGTAATTTCTGTTGGTTTGGATGTTCCAAAAGTTAGTCAAGTCGGCATCTGTGTACGGTTTGTTTCTTCTGCGTTGCTGTGGGGCTTCAATGTAATTCTGATCGTCGTAAACGATATGCAGTGTGATGCCACCATCAGACCACCAAGGTACTTCCTTGCAAGGTCTTTCTACAGTATTAATCATGTTGTCATACCAGTACAGATTACAATCAAGCTTGTTCATTTCAGAAACAAAGTCTTTCTTCTGTTGTTTAGTATTGAACACCACCCCAATATATCTATGTTTGGAGTCATCATGTCCTTGGCAACTCGTGAAGGTGAGATAGCCTCTTTTGTGTAAAGCAAGTACTGCATCTCTTACACCGGGTTCTAGGTTACGTTCTATGATGTTAGAATATTGGCTAACAAAGCAGCTAACATAGTTGCCTTCTTCATCTTTGAATGAATAGGTACGTCCATTAACTACATGTTCGTTGCCTTTGACAAACATAGCATGACGATGGCAATCTTCAGCACATCGCAAATCAGGTTCATTTGATTCCTGTTGTTGTTGATACGGGATTACAATCTCATACTGGCTTTTCAAATTACTCTCCATAGCAATGTGCAAAAAATGCACTTTGCGCAATAAAGGGGCTTTACGCCCCCTTATTTATGTGATATTCTGGACGGTTTTACATCCCCAATGCTTCCATGTACATTTCAGTAATAGCATTTTCGCTATCAATGTCATCACGGTTGCGCTTGCGAATTGCAATGATCTTGCGAATAACCTTAACGTCATATCCACGACCTTTGGCTTCTTGCATGACTTCTTTTGTGGCTTCTGCAATTACAGATTTCTCTTCATTAAGAGTTTCAATACGCTCAATAAATTGACGCAGTTCTTCAGCAGTGACGGAATAAACCTCTTGTGGGCCGTCTGTTAGAATGTTTTCAGTTGTACCATTGTTCATAATATAGTTCCTTATTTGGGGTTGTAGTATTTTTCATAGGTCTTCTTGACCTTATCTAGTTCAGGATGAAGATGTATCCATTGACCAGTTGAAGGATCAAATTGTTCTCGAAAGAACTTATCCAAGACTCGATTTCCAGTATTAACAGACTTATCGACTTCCAAACATTTTCGATCAAATTCATGATCTGACATTATCTCTGTGTTTTCCACCTCATATGCATATGCAGCTACTGTTAATTTTATACGAAGGCGCGTCTGTTTTTCAACGACGCTCCCCCATTTTTCTTCCAAGAAAGCTTCTAGTGACATTACGCAGCGTCTGCCAATGCTTTCAACTCATCAACAACAGCAAGGTAATGATCTGGCAAAGGGGCGTTCTCGCATGCAAACGCACTCATGAGATAGCCAAGAGCATAATTGTTGCCCTTTTTGGCTTTGAGAAGTTCTACCAATTCTATCCGCGCATCATAGTTTGCTTTGAAGCTCATAACGATCTCTTTCTTGTTTCTACACTGTCTTAGTAGCAAAGCGACTGGGGAGAGTCAACCCCCCAATCAAAAATTAGAAGTAAACGTGAAGGTTGTCGTAACCACCACCGTTACCGAAATACAGATGAGAACCGTCGATCAGAAAAGTTTGGTTCAGTTCTGTGTCTTCGACAGTAACTTGGATTTCAGTGCCATACTTACACCGTGTATCAGTGATCTTACCGATAAACGACCAACCGTTATATTCGCCACTAATCTGCGAACCTTCGGCTTGATAGAGATTTGAAATAAAAGAGTTCATGTTTTTCACTTTCTTGTTTCTACCTTATCTATATGCCACATGATTCTGTTGGTGTCAATAACAAAGTGACAAAGTTTGAAAGAAATTCTAGCTATAAATTTCAATGCCAACTGTCCAATATGGTGCTTCACACTCAACCCAAGGCATGCTCTTGAAAGTAACTGAATCATCACGAAGAAAGGGGCCAGTCACATATGTATCACGATCAGGGCGACCATCTGGTCCCAAATAACGATTTGCATAATCTTGGGCTTCTTCTTTTGTTTCAAAACGATAATTCTTGTTCGTGTGCATAGCGGGTTCTTTCTTGTTACTACACTATCTTAATAACGAATCAAATGGGGGTTGTCAACCCCCCTCCGCACGAAGCACCTGCTCTTCTCCAATCGCTTGAACAGTGTCATTAATAAAAGTCCAATGTGAGTTGTTTAAAGTTTCCCACAGTTCTTCGTTGAATGCTTCTTCAGCTTCCTCATTTGCCCATTCATCATCCTCATCATTCCAAGATTCTTCAGTAAGAAATTCAGATTCATAAATCACCATTTCACGAATTTCGTCACTGTCGCTGTACGTGCCATCTATATTATCAGAACCTTCGTAGACGTTACATCCAGCAAAGTTAGGGCATTCATCTTCATAGGTAATCGAAGTGATGATGTCTGGGTCAAATTGTTCTAAAATCTCCAGAAGCTTCACTAGTCCATCTTCAGGTGCGCTCCAAGCTGATGTACCATTAAAGCTCTCTCCATCAAACTCCTCAAGATAACACCACTTAGGGCCAATGTTTTCGGTTGTCCATGAAAACTTTTCTGAATCTTCGTAGGTCAAGTCACCTTCGACAAACATATCACTAAACCATGCATGACTGCCTTCTTCATTACGAATACGACCATACATTTCGTTTAGTTTTGCAGTTGCTGCTTCGTTAATCTGGTGAAATGTCACCATAAATTGTACGTGATTAGCCATTATAATTTCCCTTCTTCTCTCAATTTTGCACGAATTTTTGTGGCTGAAATGTCATGAACTTGTTTGCCAAGATCATGTTCTGTGAATGTATATCCTACACCGCGACCATAACTAATGTCAACAATATTCGGAACTTCTATAATAAGGTATTCATGGCCATTGAGGAAACCGTGTGGGGCCAAACCTTTTTCGATATTACCAATCACCTCAATTATACCAAACGGGTTGTCATCTTGTGCTACTGTGCGCCCAGCGCCAGCGTCACCTTGGTAGTCATAAACATCACGGATCATGATAACAACTTGGCCAGTAATGTCGAACGCTCTTTTGAAAAGTTCTGTGTGGCCATCATGCCAAGGTTGCCATCGTCCCAACATCTGGACGCTAGGCTTTTTATAATCAAACATCTTCTATTCTCCCATCTAAACGCATTTTCTCTTTAATAGTACTATAACGTATCACTACTTCGTGCAGAACCTCAGGTGTGTTGGTAAACCACTTAGCTACATGATAGTCGTACTGTGATGGTGGCTGAAAAATCTTGTTGGTATCTTCGAACCTACCCTCACTTATAGTGTCCATCCATACCGTAAAGTCTGCGCCAAATTCTTGACGGGTTTCTTCAGTGGGGCAAACGAAATCACATATAGCTACTCTTCCAGCCTCTCTAACTCCATCTGCAAGCATGCTCATACGAAAGGCTTGTCGCTTGCGTCCCTCATTTGAAAAGTCCCAATCATTGTAACGTTCTCTGACTTGATCTGCATTGATCCACACACCCCCCAACAAGCTTGCTAGAGGCTTTGCAAGCGTACTCTTGCCTGAGCCGGGCAATCCTAAGATAAGTATCTTCATTCGTCCTCTCCGTCGCTCCCAGCTATATCTATATCAAGAACTGTGATGATAATAGCTAGTGTTGTAATTGTTAAATATAATGTACCAAACCCTGTGAGAAAAACCCAACCAGCAGAATATAACATAAACAGTGAAAGCCCTTGAACTGAGTTGTGCAACAACTTCCAATGCGAAGGAATGTGCTCTGCATAAGACAATTCAACTTCCCAATTTGGGCTTAGTACTAAAGTTCCCACTTTGATAAATTGGTATAGTGCGTAAGCTAGTGTGGCGATGTTTAAGTACAAAAACTGCTCGTTCCCTGTGTACTGATACGCCATTGATCCAATAAGGTGTGCCGCGATGAAAGCTAGAGTATTTTGCATTTTAAATTCCACGAATAATAAGTAAAGGGTCTACCCAGATTAGGAGTAGCGCTAACGCTACCCCCATGAATATTGCTTCTGAGATATTAAGACGCATCAGCCATTTCCAAGGCCAAGTCAAGAGCTTTGATTTTCTTGTTGGCGTTAGTACCAAACCAAGCTGATGTCATGCGTGTATCAGCGGAACGACCAAGTTCGTGGTCAGCCATGTAAGTCACGGCATTGTAGGCATTCCACCAAGTCCCCGGACGGAAGTGATCCCCCGGCTGGTTTTCGGTAACTTCCATGGCGCGTTTTGCCGTAGTTGAAAGTGACTGACCTTCGCGGTTCGATTCACCGAAGATTTTACCAAAGAACTTCTCAAGAGTTTCACGGTTGTAGTTGCGTGAACCAAGGTGCTCAGCGGCGGCTTTGAACTGTTCCACTTTGTTGTGAGAAACACCAAGGATTTCTTTGACCCGTGCAGGATCAAAAGCTTGACGGTGGTTAACACGAACAGCAGCTTGAGTGCCTTCATTCAAGGCAACAGTCAGAGTGTTGTTGCATACGACACGTTCCATAACGAACTTGATGTCGATTGCTTTGCCGTACTGGTGAGGGTTGGAGAACAACAAGTAACCCTTTACCTCATCACCATTGAACAGTGAGAAGCCGTCACGCACGTCTGCCATGGCCCAGACGATCTGACCGTCCTTGAGTGACCCAGCAGTGTCCATGGCCATGTCACCAGCGCTCACGAACTCTGTGAAGAAGTCAAATGCTTCACTGTTCTGAACAGGGTTCCAGTTCTTGCCCACTTGGGTCAATACACGCCCATCAGTAGAACGTACTAGTGCCTGTTGACCAGTTGCGTGGTTGTCGCCTTGGAAGCGGAAGAACGTATCAACTTTCTCTACGCCCCAATCCAAGCCAGCAGCTTGCATCATTTCTTGTGGTGACATGTCATCACCAACTGGAACGCCCAGACCGTGCCATGGGAGACCGTTGCTTGCGCGATAAGCCATTTGAGCTTCGCCGTTAATCATTTCTAATTCGTGAGCCATGATATAAACCCTTTCAAGGTTTCAAGTTTGTTTCGATAAGAGTAATATAGATCGATTCGTTTCAGATGTAAAGAACTATTTTCGTTTTAGTTACAAATTAAATCTGTGTAGGTCTTGGACTGGGCAGTTATTGAGTTGAACATGTCTTTTGCGCCCATGTCATTTTCAAAGTAATATTCAGCGGCAAAGTCCATTGAAGAGGAAAAGAACAATTCGTTGACAGCGATACCATACTGATCTACCCAGTGTACGCCATCTTCAATAGTATCTGCACGACGCTTGATTTCGCCCTCTACTTCGCACTCTATTGTGAAAATAAGGCCACCTTCGTCTGCTGCTACATAATGGATCATTTTTTTCTCTTTCAATTGATTCTCTTTACTCTAACTTTATAGCGAAACTATTAAACGCTGTCAACACTCATTTCTTGGTCGATGCGATTAATATTTGCACGTAAGTCTTCGATGACGAACATCAACTCAACAAGAATATCTTCTTCAGACTTATTAAAGTTAACTGAACGACGCACGATTGAGGAAAGCTTCTTTTCAATCACTGAGGCGTCTTGGATGTCATTTACTATAAGCATTGGTATCTCGCTTTCTGATTCTATCTACTCTTATGTTATAGAATCAAAAAAGGGGGCTGTCAACCCCCTTCGCTTAATTAATGGACTGCCTCACTTGGCATGTCGAGTGCGTCAATCATGTCAGTGGCATAATCTCCAAACCCCGCATTACAAATATCTTTGATATCCACATATTTGTTTTTGGTTGTTGAGTCGATCTCTGCAATAAAACAATATTGGAGATGTCGCTTGATGTGCCTGAACATATATGAACGCGCATCATCTTTATTGTCCCAACATACGGCCCTAGTTATGTAAAGAAAATTGTGGGACGAAAATAGCATTCCCATCCCACCCATTTCCTTATCTTCTCTTGTACCCAGAAAAATTCCTTCATCTGGGTCAATGATGATGTAACGCATTAAAGTCCTTTCTTGGCTTTCCACTTGGCCATGATGTCGATGGCCCACTGAGGGTTCTTTTCTTCTAAGATGGCGTGTGGCGTCATGCCTTCAGCGCGTTTGGCGGCATACTCTTCAACCGTCCAGTTTTTCTTCAACTCCTTGACGTAGTTGGCTTTAGTGAAAGGAGCACCACCGTACTTGAAACGTGCGATGAAAAGGTCGATACCTTTGCCAACACGAGTAGGGTGAACATTTGGCTTGTCTTCATAAACTGGACGACCTTCATAATCACCACGAAACATCAAGTAACCACCGTGGTAGTCTAGGTTCTCATTTGTAAAAGCAGTCATGTCATTCTCTCTTTCGTTTGATTCTTAACTTACTCTTACTTTGTAACGAATCTCGAAAGCATTGTCAACAACTTTGTTTTAGAAATGTTTATCTAGCATATCAAGAATGTCTTCGTATTTTGCCATTTCCATGATTTCCATTTCCATGGCTTCGAACACATCAGGATGTTCACCAATACCAGCAGGGTTCGCCAAATAGACTTCGACGTTCATCTTGTGTTTCTCAATGTGGCCAATCGCGTGTGACCTCATTGCGGCTAACATTTTAGTTTTCATTCCTGCTGGGGAATTCTCATCGACATATTTACCAAATGGCATATTATATTCCTTTATAAGTTGTTTAGTTCTTTGTACCTCTTACGAACAGACAAGAAGTGGGGTAGATAATCGTATGTATTTATCTTGAACACTTGAGGCTCTGACCCGTCTACTGTGATTAAGATCACGCCCTGTTTAATAGGTATCCCTGTCCTCTCATAGAAAGCGGCGGCATAGAATGAAGCTTGGATAAAGTATGAAGTGATCCATTCCTCTTTCTTTGGTTTGCGAGATGTTTTGAAATCAACAATAGATAGTTGGCCATCAAACTCTGCAATACAGTCAACCTGTCCAGCAGTCTTTAAACGATCACTATACAAGAACACTTCTTGCATCCAAATATTATTCAGACGCTCATCCATGATCTTTCGTATGTCGGAAAATGAATTGAGGTTGCTTGGCATAGCACCCTTAGCCCAATTTGGCTCATTGTTAAGATAGTCCTCAGCAAGCTTGTGTACTGCCGTGCCTCGCACTGAGGCCTGTCTGGATATCTTGTTGGCTTCCTCTGCCCCAACCTTCTCACGCCATTCAAGGATGCCTTGTTTGCTCAACAGGCTAAGAACAGTTGTGATTGAGGGATATGCGTTACCTTCAGGCGTAAAGTATTTACGACCACTTTCGGTAGTTTTTCTAGTTAAACTAGGCAGGTTGATGTCGTGCTTCACATGATTAAACATAATATATCCTTAGTTGATTCTCCATTGTAACACAGAAAAAACTATTTAGCCACCAATATTTACTTTTCCTGATCCAGATGTGATTATTGCGCCACACCCATACGTGTCACCCTTACGTCCAGCACCTTTACCTTCTATTTTAACTTTGCCACTAAACGCGGTTAATGCTGGTGTGTGGGTAGCACAAACACCACCAATAGCATGAGCAGTAACGGCATCGCCCTGTCGAACGATGCCTTTACCTTCTGCTTTTACTTTGCCACTACATTTGTCAGTAGAGGTAACGATAGGTGCTGCGTCACAGAACGATGAGTCATCTGTATCCACATCACCCACCGCTACGTGTACTGTATTCACAGTCTCTGTTGCATTTCCTCTAGCTGCTTCTGGCATTATGCTGCTTCCAATGTTCTTTCTTTTGCGATAATATATTCCTTAACCAAACCAGAGCGAACGATATCATTAACCGTAAACTTGACTGTCGTGAAGGAATCAATTTTTTTAATCACTCTTAGGAAATCCGAAAGACCAGAAACGTCTGCTCTATTTCTAGATGTTGCTAGATCATTTTGTGCTGTGTCTCCACAGAAGATGATCTTCGAAGACTCACCAACGCGTGTGATGATCGTATCCAATTCGTGGTAAGTCATAGATTGGCATTCATCAACTAAGATAACAGAGTTATCAAAGGTCAATCCACGTACAAAAGAGGATGTCATAAACTTAATCATGCCCTTTTGCTCTAGTATCTTGTATGCATCCTTGCGACCAAATAAGTCGTTTACGATGTCAGAATAAGGCACAGCGTATAGTGCTTCCTTTTGTTCCTTTGTTCCCGGCATAAAACCCTGTTCTCTGGTTTGAACTGCCGATCTAATAATAACAATTTGTTCGAAATCCTTTTTAGTCATAACGTCTTCTAAAGCTAGGTATAGACCACACATCGTTTTTCCTGTGCCTGCCGTACCTATTGCTGCGAGATTTTGTCCTTGTTTGTATGAATCAAATAAATCTGATTGAGAAACTGTTAGAGGTGATATCTTTCGCATGGAAAATTTTTGATTTAAAATTCCAACTAGGTGCTCACTGTCTCTTTCTTGTCTTTGCTTTTCTCTACGGGATAATCTTCGCTGTTTGGCCATGAAACCTCCTTGTAGGATACTACCATGTATTGATACTATCCTTTTTATGATGATGTTGAACGTTACGTAATACATCACGAAAGCCGTCATCAGGCTTCATACGCCCAAGACGGTACGGGTCAACGAACCCCGGAAACTTTACAAAAATTTGTTTGATGTTTGGATTTTCTTTAAGGTAGGGGTCGAGATCGACCCAAGGCATCGATGCCTCAAATTGTTCATTTGTTTCTTTGTTTTGAAAACTATAGTTGGGCATTAAGGCTCCTTAAAAATCAATAAGAAGGTGACCATGATCGAAATTCACAGTCACCCACACACATAGTGTATAATCTGTTACTCTATCTATTTATACAATAGAGTCGTACAGTTCGCGCCAATTTCTAACATTTGTTACTTTAGGATGATAAAAATCTTTACTATGATTTGATGTCAGGAGATATGATACCAATCCCATCTCTGCCCCAAGTACGGCGTTGCTGGGTTTATCTTCAACCCAAATGCAGCCACTATCACGATAAGGTTCCAGTGCGTCATGCTTCTCAGCACCACATGGCAAGCAAATGATTTCCTCAAAAATCTTTTTACCAAAGACTGCTTCAAGGTTTTTCTTGCGAAGTTTACCAGCATAGATATCATCTGAAAGAGAGGTGATGACATGAAAAATATAGCCATGATCCTCATTCAATTTACGAACATACTTAACAGCATCCCTGAATGGAGTTAACCATCCAATAGCCGCAGACTGGTTAAAGTATTCAATCAGTTCTTGTGCTTTCTCAGGTGTGATGCCAAAGGTTTGCCCCATGCAGTAGTTTGGGATATCAGGTTGTGCTGGCTCATATCCATTCGACTTCATCCACTTAAAAAAGCTGTAAGTCCATTCTAGTAGAACGCCATCGCAATCTACCATAATCACTTTATCACTCATAATCATATTAATAATCTTTCTGTGTTAATCTTCTTTTGTTTCAGAAAAGTTTGCCATTTTTTCATCGCGTTTAGTTTTCTTACGATCACGACGTTGCTGCATGCGTTCCTCTTTCATGGAAACCTCATCATCATCGCTACCCCATTCGTCATACTCTTCGCGGAATTTTTTAAATGTCTTGGCCATTGTGTTCTCTTTACTCTTCTTCGATAAGTTGTGGAAATGCTTCCATTAAGGTTTTCTTTGTTAGGCCCTTGATGGACTTTTTAGTTAACATATGGTTTGCCAATAAATCAGCATCATCATTATCAACATCTTCTAACAAACTAATGAACAGTTGCTCACGTTTGATTTGTTTCAGTGTGGGATAACCACCACCTTCGACAAAAATCTTGAGTCTACGTGCTTCTGTGTACAGTAGCGATTTTGCCTCATCTTCATACTCATTATACTTCCAAGGTGGTGGTGTGTTTGGTATAAGAAACACCACCTTATCATCATATGTATACTTTAGCACAGTTCGCAAAGGAATTGAGTCGTTTTCACGTAACCATGCTATCTTTTCTTCTTTCGATTTAATGTCTGTCAACTTATTGACAATCTCCGAAATAGAACGTTTTACGGCCATTTTAAAAATCCTGTATGTCTGAAATTAAGTTTCGTAGTTTCTTGCTAACAAAAAAGTTGAACAAGTGCTCACGTCCAACATCGTTCGATTGATTGAACTCAGAAAGAATCATGTCTTTATATTTCTGAGGTACTTCCCCAAGATCAATCATCATTTTGTTCCGATTGAATCTAGCAAGAGTTTCCTCATCCATATTTTCTTTCGTGCCTTTAAACAGAGCCATTCGTTTTTGGGTCATTGGCTTTTGCCGTTCTCCAACAGCCAAACAATTATCAGGTGATAGAATGTTTGGCACTCCATCCCCAGCATCGCCCTTGATGATATGTTCTTCAAGGAACTGCACGGGGTTCTTGTCACTCAACCAACGCTTGCGAATAGGATCGTACTGATCGATATTTGCATAAGTTTGTAGTTGGATGAAGTCTTTGTCTGCTGACAGTACAAGATACTTCTCGCCACCCACATTAAGCTGTGTGCCTTCTTGGTGGCAAATCGTACCAATGATGTCATCTGCTTCACAATGATCGATGTGAATTACCTTGTATGGAAAGAACTCTCTCATTTCATCACGAATAGTATTCATAATGCTGAATAAGTTATTCCAATCAAGCTCAGATTTGTCACGGGTCTTTTTGCGATTTGCCTTATAGTATGGATATGCTTCACGACGCCATGTATTCTTGCCGTCAGCACAAATTACAATTTCACCATACTCATTAGTGAACTTTTTGCGATTAGCTCGTACTGAATTTAAAAACATGTGACGAATTAGATTTTCATCAATGTCTATGTTAGTGTGGTTACCAATGCTCTGAAACAGCGAAGCAAGGATAACTTGGTTGAAGTCCATTAGAATTGCCATTGTTTTTTTCTCATCATAATAGTTGTAGGACCTATACTAGTCCATATCCTCTTCGGTGTCAAGTATAATATCAATTTCATCTGTATAATCATCCAAATTAATGGATTCATCTGCAAACGTTTGTAATGGGTGCTCAAGGCCTTGTGTCAATAAATGCAGAGATTTGATTGATTCTAAAATCAAGACCATTGCGGGAAAGTACGCAACAGGGTCTTCATCGAAGTCACATCCAGACCGCACCATATCAATGATAACACTTCTCCAAACCATTTCAGAAATTTGATCTGCAAAATCTTCCTTAAATTCTGCAACTTTTTCGTCCACCTCTTCTTTTGATTGAGGTGGACTGTTCTTTTTCGCTTTTGGGAAAGTAATAATTTCCGCCATATTTCTACAAATCTCTCAATATTTTATGCCAATTGTTTTTGTATACTTCGATGGATGAAGAGTGCAAGCTCATCTGTTGCTTATTAGTCATTTGATTAAGGAAGTCTGGGTTGTTATTTTGGATGTCCAAAATTTGTTTTGCATACGAATAAGCGATATTCGCATGTGACATGTTATCCTCGTGATAATCATACATGACAGTTGCATTAGCGGCGGTTTCAGACAAAGCACCAAGATTAGGGTGGATACAAAGTACACCACTTCTAATAGCTTCGATCATAGCAATGCATGACGTTTCTCTCCAAGTATTTGGATACAAGAAAATATGTGCATCATCAAGTGCAGTCATAATCTGAGAGTTAGGAACTGACCCATGATAAGTCATCTTGGGATGTTCATGAATTTTAGTAAACAAATCCACATAAGGTTCGTCGCGCTCTGCCCAACCATAGATTGCAAAAGAAGAATACACGTCCAAGTGAATGTTGTTATGATCTTTTGAAAGTGCATCAAAAACTGGGTATAGCAATTCAAGACCACGATGTGGTGTTGTATGGTAGATAAACCGAATCGTATCAGTAGGCTTATCTTTTGGATTGTATGTCTTTTCGATTGCATTTGGAATTACAGAACACTTAGAATATGGGATACCATAAATCAAAATGTATTGGTCGCGTTGCCACTGAGAAACAAAAACAAGATGATCGAACTTTTTCCAGCCATCATCCAATAGAATTGCGTTTTCTGGGTCTTGGGCGAGATCGTGACAATACAAAACATTCTTTACATCAGAAGGCAACTCACCGCGTGGTCTGCTGAAGTGGATTGCTACATTAGACAAGAGATCGTGGTCTACATTGTTAAGTAGACGTCTACGCATCATTTCTGTACCACCATTCGCGTTCTTGGATTGTTCGCTTTCGATGATTTGGCCTTTATAAATCACGCTCATTATTATTTCTCCGAATCTAATTTGGTAAAGTTTGTTACTGAATCCCAACGAAAAGAACGCCATCCCGCTGCATTAATATCATACACAGGTTGAACGTCAGGGTTTGGGGCTTTTTTAGGTTTAGCTGCTGTGCCTTCATCAGGTTTAGCTGTCGGCAATTCTGGCAAGAGATCAGGGTTCAAAGTACATTGCATTACACGTTCTTCGCCATTTACTTTCGTAAAGGTTACCTCGCATACGCCATCTTTCAGATTGGCAATTACACCGTCTTTGTCTTGTTCAAGCATGTACATCATATATTCCTTGTTGGTGTTATATTTACTACTTAGGTTCAAACATCAGTATCTTCAAGTCTTTATTTAGAACTTTGAAAACTATTTCGCTGGTGTCTTGTAGCGGGTCCAATCGCAAGTGGCATATGAAACGATCTACAAACTGTAGCTCCTTCCCTCTTTCGCCAGCTACTTGCAGACCTTCAAAAAAAGTCTCTATATCATATGGGTTCTCATAGAATATAGACTTAGGATTAGGCTTAGCTTCTTTACTGTGGCTATGCGCTTTCTTTTGTTCTGACATTGCATTCCTTCTCGTGTATTTCTTCTAGCACTTCAAGTAAAGAATCGACACTTGAATTGTTGTGTATGCGATACGTTCTAATATCAAATTTGTGTGGTAAGACATATTCATTTTGGATTGGGGTTGCATGCGAATTTACATACTCTTTTACAACTGAACCGTTAAGATATCGTCTGCTATCGGTAGAAAAGTCACATCCATCACGCGTAAGTTGCACGAGAACAAATTGGCTGGAACCTATTTTATTTATAATTGGGAACAGTTCGTCAACAAACCCACCATCAGAGATAACGTAGTCTACATTCACGTCAACTTCTTCTGCTACTGCTTTGCCAAAATAATCCAAACCAAATTTTGGCTTGATGACATTTTCTGAAACATGAATCATTGCTTCACGTCGAGACATCCCACCAAGAAACGCAGACGGCCTTTCCTTTACGGAACGATCATCGTAGCTTTCCATAAACCATTCTTCGGTAACATCAAAGTATTTGAAAGTTGCCTTGAATAGTTGGTACTTGAATGACAAGTGTTTGAAGCCATATTGCTTAAAGTAATCGGCAGAGCAATCTTTACCAGACGCAGGTGGTCCATTAAATAAAATAATCATACAAAAGTATCCGTTTCAATTTGTTCTTTGAAGGCAGCATCCCACTCACCAGCAACAATGCCAGACAAGATAAATTCACGATCTTCATCTGTGAGATATGGCATGACATCATGAATACTAACAACACCAGCTTCATACAACGCCCAGTCATGTGGGTCTACTGGTATGTCTTTAGTGCGTACTTTACCACTACACGCACTTGTTCTCTTGATAATCATAACTTAAGCCTCCTTGACCTTTAACAACTAGAGTACACTAAACTAGCAGATTTGTCAAGCCCTTGACGTGGCTTCTATGAATTTTTACTTGGATGATGCCATTGTAATAATCGTCGCGCAGTAGCACGTCGTGTTCGAACTGATATTTGGCTTCAAGGTAATTCAGTTCACCCTTTTTCATGCCCAGAGTTAGGATTTCTCTGTGGAAGTTGTCAGCACCTTTTTCCTCAAGCATAAGCTTAACTTCTTCAGACGAACCGTAATAGGTCTTCCAATCGGATTCCTTGATTACGGTTCGCTTTCTTTTTTTACCCTTGAGTGGTGGTAGTTTTTTTACAGACGTCAGTAGTTTCTTCCCAACGTATTTCTTGTCGTTGCTCTTGTCTGTAATTAGGTAGATGAACCCAATGTAGTCTTCAATCATCTCAGATGTAAATTCTTCACCTTTGTAGTACCACATTTTCTAACTCCATACATTATATGAAGTTATTTAGCAAATTCCGTAAACATCTGTTTCCTGCCGTTCTCACCAATATTCGAATCGTAGATGTTTCGCAAAGTGATGGCCATCAATGACGCAAGCATTAAAAGATCATCTCTATTATCACATAATAGAATAGCCTCATCAATTGGCCTGCCAAGCTCTTCCATGCGTTTAGAAACGTTATCAAGGTCCATCAGCATCCTCCACTTCAGCTTCCCAATATCTACAATAAAAATGATCTCCCCAAGAATCAATCTCTGACTGTGGGTAACCTTCGCTAACAAGCCAAGTTTTGGTATCTTCTACATCATCTGGCATGGGTTTAGGAAACCCATATTTCCAACCTGATGGTGGATCACACATAGTTGCTCTCATAATACTATATTTCCTTTTTTAACATCGTCAGTCTCATATGTATCTTTCAGTAGCCATCGCTCATAGCCCACTTTACCTCTAAGACTAATTCTTTTGGTTCGCTTCATTGGCTTACCTTGTGTGATTTTTCCACCGTTTTCCAAATAGTTCTTAACCAAATCTTCATAATCATCGATCATAATATATCTCCTTTAGAAAGGGCCGTCGCCAAAACCACCAGCCGTGTTTTCAATTTCGGTTACTAGTTGGTTGTAACCACCAAGATGTTTTCCATAACGAAAAATTTGTGGTACTGTAGTGTATCCTTCAGTCAATAGCCCATCAAGCTCTAACTTATACTTTTCATGGCTAATATCTTTATATTGGTAATTCAATCCACTACGCTCACATAGCTTCTTTGCTCTCAAACAAAAAGAACAAGTAGGCGTTCCGTATATATCAATCATTTTAATCATTCCCCATCATATAAGCACCTTCTGGAAGGTGCATTGCTGCTGTCAATTCATTAAACTGTTCTGGCGACATCGAAATTAGCGAAAAGCTATTGTCGTCTTGGTCCCACTGCCTGATATAAACAACATCGTCATATACATGAAACTGTACGTCTTCGTGTTCTCCTGTAGAATCTAGAATAGTAATTGCAGTTTCGTCCCAGTCCATTTCGATAGTAAACATTTATGTATCCTTTAAATAAAATTCTTTTAATATGTCCCAAGTATGCTGTACATTTCGGACATGGAAGTTAATTCCGTCTTTATTAGCTTCGCTTAAAGGAAAATCATTGCCGCCCTCAAACATCTTATCTCCAAAGAATATGACGTTATCGGTCTCACCGAAATCTGCCATAATTTGAGATTTGTTCGCTCCAATAGGACCGATATCTAACCCAGTATCTCCACCAATTGTAGCCTCTAGACCAGCAAATGTCAAGTTAAATAAGTCTGCAATTAGACGCCTCTCTCCAACGAAACCTTCGTACTCTATATAGGTCGCACGTTGTTCTTTGGTAGCGTTACGCCCAACAATACTGAAATTTACACACCCCGGCCTTTCTTCTATATGAAGCCCCGTCTGAATGCTGAAATCGGATTGCTCAAGTTTTTCATACAGCCACGTCCTGACGTGTTTGGGTAGGACCCAACTGTTTGACCTTATGTGGGATGAACCAGACCAGACGTCGTTTCCAGAACATTGATATGCAAGCTTACATTCATAGTATATTTCAGGACCAAGTTGCTCCAAAGTCTTGGCTCTATCAGAACCAGTCACGATATACACGTCATTTTTTCTACAAAAGTCTAGAAAAAATTCACCAAAGGAATCGTCACGAAAACAACGACTTTCAGTTAGTGTACCATCAACATCAAATACAAACTTATTCGTCCTCTTCATAGATAAACCCTTTACTATTATCAACTTCTGTTTTTGGTTTGCGTATCCTCATCTTAAGGATCATCCACTTGAACTTTACTTTAAGAATAAACTTTTGCATATTGTTCATAGTAATACCTTGCTATTAGTTCTTGCCCATTTGCATTTGGGTGTGTGTCCCTATCACTTATCATATATTCCTCACCAGTAACGCCATTAATAATATCAGCGAACTGCCACCCATGAAGCCCTTTCATAAACGGATATCCGATGTAGTGATCTTTGTCAAGTTCATATAGTTCTTTTATTCTGCCATACATTATATGCCATTGTATTTCAGTCCAAGTCATTTCTCTTTCAAATGATGGTTGTATCTGGTTGTACTTTGCCAAACGAATACTTCCACAAAGACTTGACATTATGAATTTGATGTTAAAAGCTTTGCACAATTCCTGTATTTGCAACATTTGCTTGAACCAATATGTGACTTGTTGTACGTACAAATTATTACTATCGTCTACTCCAAAATGTTTGTCCACAAGATTATCTCCGAACAAATACTTGTAAAGCGGTATAGCGGGTTTTTGCTGAGGACCCACAAAGGCATTCTTTTCTGGGTGGGCCAAAGCAATCATTGGGTTAAATCGGTATGCGTCATATAAACCAAAACGCTGAATTTCTGTCCATCCAATAACCACCAACTCTATGTTATCACGATCTCTTAGAATATTTTGGATTACTTGTGAAGTTATGTAATCATTACTAACCCCACACAAACCAATATTTTTAACGTCAAGGTCAAGATACTCACCTAATATCTCAGGCCATTTAGGCCAAGAACAATCAAAGTCAGCACCCATTTCTGGCGACCAAAAATCTTTGTCGGTAAAGCTACAACCAGCAGCTAAAATGTACTTAGAAGACTTTGACATTGTATTCCTTTTCAAACTCAAGTGCATGTTGCCATGTATCTACCATTGGTTGTCCTTTGATATTTAGGCTAGTGTTTAGAAGCATTGGGCAACCTGTTCTCTCATACCATTCTTCAAGGATTGGTCTC